CTACCAGTATGTGCTTCTATGGCACTATTTGCTCGGTCTGTTGTATAATATAAATTAGTTGTTTCTGTTACATTACCTGTATCTAAGAATGCCTGTGTTAATTGTGTGGCACTATCGAACTTGAGCACTTGTCCTGTTGTTCCTGAACCATTAGGCATATAGAAGCCTAATTGTGCGTTTGCGGCATCTGGACTTAGTGCTAAATCTTGAACAAATACGGTGTGTGCTTTCTTTTGTATACCTGTATCTAACAGATAATCTGCCACATTAGCATTGCTGTATGATGCTCCACCTGTTTGAGCAACCCAGTCATAATCAGAACCTGTCCAACTTAATACTTCACCAGTTGTTGCTGTGCCTGTATTAAGATGTGTATCAACTTTGCTGTCAGTGTAATATAAATTTGTTCCTTCAGGTAAATGCGTTGTGCTTGAAGTTGCTAAATTAGTATTACTGAAATATAAATTAGTGCCTTCTGCTAAATCTGTTGTGGATTTTGTTGTTAACCAAGCATCACTATTTGTATTACCTCTATCAGTTGTCCAATATAAATTTGTTCCTTCTGCTAAATCTGTTGTGCTTCTTGGAATAACATAAGTGCTGGTGCCATCATATATTTCCCATTGATCGCTTGTTTCATTCCATTTTATGTGAGCATTGTTTAAGCCTGTTCTATCAACATAAACGAACGCATCCTGTAATACATTACCATAATTTAATGTTATGCTTTGGTCGTTTACTAATAAGTCCTCAACATTTACATAATTTAAGTTTCCAGAAACATTTAAATTACCATTAACTTCGATATTGCCATTATTTGCTGGTGTTAAATGGTCAGTTATAACATGTCCTGTAAATGTAGTATTGCCATCTTGTTCCACTACAATAACATTGCTTTCTGTAGAACCTGTTACTATTGCTAAATGATCTCCTGAAGCATTAATGCCTGCGAATCCTATTTTTCCACTTCTAGCACTGTGTAAATTTGTATGATAATCACCGTCTCTAAATCGTAAATAACTTGTATAACTGCCATCATAAATGCCTCTAGGATCACTTCCTGAGATATACAAATTACCATTAAATTTAAAAGCATCATCTACTTGATTTGAGGAATCTAAAAAATAGGCTGGTATAGCAATATTGGCTTGATCCTGTACAGCGGTATTGCTTATAGCAACAGTAGAAGCACCTACATTTATACCATATCCAGCACCTACATTTAGTGTAACATTACCTGATGAACCACCGCCATTTAAACCTAGCCCTGCTGTAACACCACTAATTAAACCAGTATCACTTAATGCTATTACACCTGATCCGCTGTTATAGTTAATTCCTGTGCCGCCACTAAAATGTGCTCTTACTTCTGCGGCACTTGGTCCTGTGTATGATATAATACCTGTTCCGTTATCATAACCTAAACTACCATCGCCACCATTATCAGCAACACTGATATTACCTCTAATTCTTGCTGATGTAGAGTAAACATTACCCGCAGTTTCTTGAATATCATCAGTTGTCAATGTGCCACTACTACCTAAATCAACTGTGACACCATTAAATGTTACATTACTGTTTGCTAATTCACTGTTTTGTATAGTTAATGCTTGTTCTACTACTAAACTACTATAATAGTTAGTGCCATCATAAAATACACTTAACACACTCCAGTTTGTTGGAGTTGTGTCTAAATCAGTATACCCATTAGCAAATTCCCAATTTGTCCAATTACTTGCATATGTGGTTGTGTCTAAATTATTACCACCTATAGCATCTTGTGTAAAAACAACTGTGGCACTTCTACCTGAAACAATATTAGCAAAAGTAATACCTGTAACATCACCATCAAGTGTTACATTGTGTAATCTACCTGCTCCTAAATCTAATGTTATATTACCATTTAATGTGCCATTATTTACTACTGTTTCATCCACAATAGCATCGCTATCTATACTAATTACACCCGAACTTACATCATAAAGAATAGGAAATGTATTACTGATTGCATTTCTAATAGCACTATTGGCTACAGTTTGAGCGGCACCTACTGTTATATTAGCGGGTGAACTACTTACTGTAATTGTGCTTGATGTTGCATTAACACTTAAACTTGTTGTGTTTGAGGATAATGTTATATTTGACATGTTATCCTCCTTATGTTATTGCCGTAAAACCTGCTTCGTCCCTGGGATTGCCTATACCTACATCAGGTTCATATCTTTCCATTATAACAAAACGGTGTCCATCTGTTGTTGTGGGTGAACTGCTGGTGTCTGTCCAACTAAACCCAACTACTGTCATAGCAACATTGGCTCTAGCATCAGGAATAATATTTCCTGTGTATCTGTTTGCTGGAATAGTTAATGTAACAATACCAGCACTTGCCTGTGCGTTGTTTATATTTGAACCTGATATTTCTGCGTTAGCAAAATAACCAACCACTGTGCTTTCTGTAAAGTTTGGATCACCTGTTATACGATCATAAGTCACAGTATCAACCACTATGGTTTGATAATCTGCTTCAAATGAATAACTGCTAACATCTACACCAAAATCGTATGTGTAGGCTTTTTGTGTGCTGGGGAACATTTCTTCAACAATAACATTGTCTGCTCCACCAACGTATGATTTAAAATCTAAAACGCGACCTGACATGAAAAATCTCCTTTTTAATAGATCTTACTCTCATGTAAGATCGTAGCCTTAGGGCTCTTGCTAACATACTGAGGCATATTAGCCGGTTACTACTATTTATACAAATTAATAAAAAATTATACTATTTCGTTGTATGAATCAAAATATGGGAATTTAACAAAAACTGCACCATCATTACCATCTGTGCCTTGATATATTGAGGGAGGATTTACCGCAGGCCCTGATGTTACCCGTTGGCTGTTTCCTCCTTTGCCTATAGTTCCTAAACTAGTACCAGGAAATTCCAGTCCGGCTCCTGCCACATATATAAAATTTGCTGTTGGTGAAGAATTTATTGCGTGAGCAATTTGGGCACCATTTTGGTCTGATAAACCTATTCCGTCTGAACCATTACTTGATGCAGGAAGATATCCAAAATTATTACCGCCTAAACCACCATATCCTTTTGAACCACTAGCATTAGGACTATCGCCACCATCACCACCTAAATTATATGCTAAATTGGCATCTGGAAAAGGTTGTAAGAATGCCGCAACAGGCTGAGAACCTATAGGACCGCCTCCACTACCACCTGCTGAATATAAATTAACATTAGCAGTTCCAGTAATATAAAAACCTGTTGTTCCACCAGTATCTCCACCAGCAGGATTCATATCTGCCGCATTACCATTTCCTACCCAATCTCCAGCATGATTACCGCCTGCTCCTATACTAACATTCATTGTTCTATTCATATCAATATTTGATATGCTTATATTAGCAAAAGCAACTTCACCTCCGGCACCACTAGCACCTTGCATTCTGTATTCTTCAGCACCAGCCCTATATAATCTATATGCTTGGCCGCCACCGCCACCGCCTCCTACAGTAACAAATTCTACTATAGCATTAGCATTAGATCCTCTTCTGGTAAATTGAAAATCTGTAGGGCCATAACCTGTTTGAAAATTTGTAAATGTATATTGTAAACCATCTAAATTTGCTAAAAAAGGATCGTCTCCGCCTGAAGTAGAATATTGTATGGGCTCAAAACTTTGGATAGTAATGACATTACTGTTTGCTACATTACCACTTGTAGCATTTCTCTGTAAAAATAATTGAAATGTTTTTATTGTATCGCTATTAATATTATTATTTGTAATTGTTTTTGTAATTGTAGCATTACCATTAGCATTTAAAGTTATATTACCATTCAATGAATTATCATCAAAATCATTACTTAATAAATTTGTTCCAGTAATTGTATATGGTATAGTAGGTTCACTTGTTATGTTAGTTGAGATTGTAAAAACTGTAGCAGTAGTATTTGAAGATTCTGATATACTATAAGTAGCCGTAGGAGTAAGTTCACCTGTTCCAGCACTATGTTTATTTTTAAAAAATCCCCATCTACTATATCTACTCATTTATGCTCCTGGTTTAGTTGGCCAAGTTACATCATCTACTGTAGCACAATGACTACAAGTATCAGGCATATCACGCAATGCCTGTCTGTATGTGGCCCATTCTGCTATTTTTTCTGCTGATAAAGGTGAATCTGCACCCTGCGTCCAATCACTGGCTTTTAACAATTTTGTTCGCAAATCTCTAATATATGCTGACACATTTATTACTGGTTCTGGTTTGCTTTCTATTGTGTGAGGATCTGTGCTGACATTCATTTGATATGTATTTACATTAGGAACTCTACCTATTAGGGCAGATAAATTTGGATTGTTTGCCAAAGTTTTTTGTAAACTTCTATCAGTCATACTTAATTGTGTGCTGATAAAACCAGTTGTGCTATCATAAAGAATATAATGTTTCATTAAAATATATCTCCTTTATTTACTCTTAACATATCATATCTAATTGAACTAAACCCTCTATCACCGCTTGAATTAATATCCATAGTATTTTTGCCAAAAATTCTAACGTTACCACTCACAGCACCCTCGCCTATAGTTATTTTTTGATTTGCTTCTAAAATACTGGGTATTTCACTAAAATTACTATTTGTTATACCAAAACTTTCAAATTGAACATGACCATTAGCATATTCAATGTTGGCATCAACACCAAAACTAGCATTTGCTGTTGGGGAAGGAGATAGAGCACCAATTGGTGTGCCTCCTGCTGTAAAACTGTAATCACCGGGTTCAATACCTGTTCCTTGTGTAAAATCTAATTCTCTGCTGGGTATAATATATGTAGGTGTATTAGTATTAGACATATTAAGAACATCTGCGGGTTTATCCTCTATTTGTCCACCCACAGCAATATTACCTAAAGATTCACGAGTATTATAATTACCCCATATATTAGCCGCAAACACACTGGCATTACCTGACACATTGCCTGTGGGTGCTATAACACCGCCACTGCCATCAATTGTGTCTACTGTAAATGTTAAATTATGTGTGCCTGAAAAACCTTTTAAATATTTCCCATCAACAGTAATAGTATCTCCCACACTGTATCCTGAACCTGCCGTTGTGGGGTATACACTGCCATATGATGCATTTATAACATCCTTAAATACTGTGAATACAGCACCTGTTCCACCTGGAGGACTTACATCAAATATTGATACATTTGGTATAATACCTGTAAATATATCTGGAGGTGTAATTATACCTGGTGGCACAACTGGTATATCTATATTACCACCAGCATCATTACTTTCTGTAACACTAACTGTTACATAAGCATTTGGTTCATATTCCAACATAGTTAATTCAACATTGATAATACCACCATCTTCATTAACTTCTTTTGTTCTTAGTACTCTAAATTCTTTGTTGGTAAATCCATAATCTGTGTTAGTTAAATCCACTACATCACCAACATCTATTTGCATACAACTGAAATCACCCACACATTGTACTACCATGCCTTTCCTACTTTGTGCTAAATCCAAATTGGCTAAGTTTTCAGCATGTATATTGTTGTTGATTAAATCTATTCTGTATTTTGCAGTGTTTTCAGGTTCATTAGGGTTTAATTCACCTGCAGGTGTTTCTAATACTATACTTGCTGATTGATCTCTTTTGTTTTTGTCAGCATATATAATTTCTGCTTTGTTAAATAGGGCATATAATTCTGTGCTGGTTATTTCTATTTTACTAACAATATTGTCATCAGTTAGACTGAATGTTGATGAGGTTGGTCTGTTTGGTATTGCTTTAAATTTACCCTGTTTGTTATCAAATGTAAAGAAAGTAGCACTTGCCTGACATATTTTATTGATGTTTGTTGCTACATCATTAGCAGTGTTTATGTATCCATTAATTTCCCAACGATCTATGGTAGCACTACCACCTGTATTTGGTGTATAAGTTATAGTTTCTGCGGCATAGCCTTTCATAGCCGTGTTTGCTGTACCTATAATACTGTTTGTATCAATTATGCTGTTGCTGAGTCCTGCACCATAGCGACTATTGTTTAAATAATCCATCAACACATCACCTGGATTGCTTACACTGTTTGTGATATCAAAACTCATTGGTGGTAAACCTGTTAAACCATTTTCAGCATCATAATCTATTTGTATTATAGCATATAATAGATCTTCTAAACTGTATGATACGGCATTGGTTGCGTGTGGCAAATAAACATAAGCACCACCACTTAATCCAAAGAATTTACCAAATGTGCTGGCATATAAACCTATACGAATTTTACCTGCTAAATCTGTGTTTACAGTCCCACCCTGTTCTGTTATACTGGTTAAACTACCACCGCTATCAAAATTACAAGTATCAGCATTTTTATAAACTTTATTAAGAGTATATGTAGCACCATCTACAACTTCTCCCAACACAATAATATATGTCATTGTTTTATTGTTGTTTGATATAGCAACATCAGTAATGGGTCCACCCATAATGTTTCTTCCATAAGGAATACCTATTCTGTTGTCTGTACTGGGTGCTATCTGTATTTTAACACCTGGATCTGGTCCTAAATCCTGTCCTGGAACATCAAAAGCACCTGTTACTTTGGCAGTTGCGTATGCTAAACCACCTGCTACCACACTGGCTACTAAGGCACCTGTAGCACTGAGTCCAATACCAGCAATAGTTATAAAACTACCTGTAAGTCCCACTGCACCGGCTATTGTTGCTCCTATAAAACTAAAAACTGCCATATTATCCTCTGAATACCCAATTAAAATCTATAGGCTCCCAACCTCTAGTGTTTAATTTTAAATCTGGTGTTGAACTAAGTGTTGTTAGGGTAAAACTTGTAATTTTTTTGTCTTTGATCATTTGTTCACCTATGCTTACATACTCCTTAAGCAGTCTTGCTCCTGCTGTAGAGCCCCTGTAAGCACTTTCTACCCACCATGCTATCTCTGTCATGCGTTTGACGTGGGGCAACCATATATCGCCCTGTATACTTGCCAATAACATTCCCACTACCTGATGTTGTTCTTCTACTACTAGAGCAACACCTTCTTTTGTTATGTAATCCAACACACGATTTACATGATTATTATCATACTTAGGATTATGTAAATCTTTTACAGGATTGCTGTTAGCAAAATCAATCATTAATCTTTTGATTTCGTCATAATCTTTGATTGTGGCATTTCTAACTTTCATTATCTTCTCTGAACGTTCCTTGCGCCTGTGCCATCACCACCGGCACCTCCACCACCACCAGAACCTCCTGTGTAATTTCCTCCGCTTGATCCTTCTCTGCCAAAATTAAATGTGCTCTGATATAGATCTGGTATTCTGTCAAAACTACCATCACTGGGATATAATCTTCTGCGATTATTTGGTTCTGTTCTTTGTCCGCTTATTTTTGCTTGTAAAAGTGTCCATATACTGGCGCAAGTTACAGTGACACCATAATCATTGCGTTTTTCCAAATAATTGTATTGTTCATTTATAGCAAAATTAGTTATTACACCTTTATAACGTGTATACACATTACCTGTGTCTAATTCATTTGTATCAGTGTTCATAAATGCACGTTTTAAAGTTACGTTTCCACCTTTTACAGGTTCAGTCATTATTATATTCAAATAATTTACTTCTGCGCCTGTTGATGTTGAAGGAATACCTGCTAAACTTATTGCTATATCACCATTTGTTATTTTTAAGTTTTCATCCACATCTGTCACACTTAAAAAAGCACCTAATTCTGTGTAATTGTTACCACCTACATTATAGGATTTATAAGCATCACTTAAATAATAAACATTACCGTTCAAATCTAAATCAATAAGTGTTACAGGGTATATATGTGTGCCTTGAACTGCTGGTATACTTGTACTCATTATGTAATCACTTCCATTAATACAAAATCTTCATCAAATTGAACTAAATCGTGTGGAACCACTGTGTATGTTGGGTTTACAAAACATTTAACGTGAAATCTCACATTACTGCCTATTCTAAATCCACCTGTATTAAGTGCAGTGTCTGTTTGACTTAATACTGGTCTATGAACTGGTACTGTGGTGTTGCTGTCTGCTATGTTAAATGCTACATCACTAGTTACTTGATAAGGATATCTATACACACTTGCGTTACCCAATGGTTGTATATAATCTCCTTTTTTAAATATATAACTATATCCTGATGTATTGCCAGTTATTCCTGTTTGATCAATGTATATATTAGCACCTGAAACACTATTTAACGTTAAGTCTGACTGTTGTGTTGGATTTAAATCACCCAAGTATGTAGTTAAATAACTTATTCCTGTATTGTTAGCACCTATATCAACATTTGACTCTGTAATTCTGTCTATATCATCAAGTGTTTGTAATGTTCCTCTGTTTTCACTGTATTTTAATCCTGCAGGTGAACCCACTGTAAACTGATATACAGCAGGACTTCTTTCAGCAGTTTTTAAGTGTCCACTTCTACTAACACTCTGTGCTGTGACTTTTCTTTTGTTTATGTTTAAAAATGTAGCATTATCTATAACAAATTGAACGCTCATTATAATCTCCCTCCTGGGCTACGTCTTCTGCCTGCTTCTGTAACAGCATATATAAACTCAGGCCGTTCCGCTAATCTCTCTTCAAAACTACGGCTATCTATTGCCTGAATATTGTATGTAACTTGTGTAGAACCACCTGATAATAATGCGGCTGTGTCTGCTGTACTTGTAACACTTGCTGGTCCTCGTATTAACTCCGGTCCCCGTTCTCCCACGATACCTATTTTACCGCCTGGTATTATACCACCATTAGCAAACATACCAGCAAACAAGTTACCAAACAATCCGCCTTCTGGTGAGAACAGTGCTAGGAACATTCTGTTGGCTTGCATTTTAATGATTTCTGCTAATAGCGATTTGAACAAGTCTTTAAAACTTAATTTACCTGTTTCCACAAAATTAAGGATGGCATCTTCAAATCCCTGTGCCATAGTGTCTATAATTCTACCAGCATAAGCGGCTTGGTTTTCCACAAAATCCCTAATGCTTAAGAAACTTTCTTTAATACCTGTACCAAACTCTCTGGATTTAGCAATTAATTTGTCATATAAATCTAGAACATTACTACCATAAGTGTTATATAAATCTTGTGCTTCAGAAAGTCCTTGGCGCTCTACTTCAT